ACGCCCGCCTCGACGAGGTGGAGTCCGACATCGCTGCCATCGAATCCGCCGCGACAGCCTTGACTGGCCGCGTCTCCAGCTTGGAGACCACCGCAGCCGGACTCGGCACCATGTCCACGCAGAATGCCAACAATGTCGCCATCACTGGCGGCACCATCGAAGGCATCGAGCTCGACGGCGGCAGCTTCTAATAGCTCCCTCCCCCCACAGCGGCGGTGCGGTTCCAGCCCGCGCCGCCGCCACGGGGCCTCCAACTTAAAACTTAATCCTTAAAACTTAAAACTTCTCCATGGCCACGGTCCTCAAGCTCCTCCGCAGCACGGTTCCAGGCCGAGTCCCCACCGCCGCGCAAGTGGCCGAAGGGAGCCTCGCCATCAACCTCACCGACCGGCGCTTGTATTCCAAAGACCACACCGGAGAAGTCTTCCGCCTCGCCCGCCCCCGCGACCCGAGCGACTACCTGCAACTCAGCGCCACCGACGGCACCACCCTCTACATGGGCCGCCTCGCCTGGGCCGACTACCCCGCCTCCGGCCCAGCCGATGACGCCCCATCCTGGACCATCTACAAAATCACCACCAATGCCGCAGGCGATGTCGTCTCCGAGCAATCCGCAGTCGGGCAGTGGTCGAACAAGGGGAATCTGACCTATGCTTAGCCCGTTATACGGCCAACTCTCCCCGCTGCGCGTGCCGACGATTTTTCCGCCAGACCCTGATGCCTTGGCGTATATCGCCGCAGTTGAAGCCGCTGACGGCCAAGCGTTAGAAGATGGTGTCAAGTCTGCTTACGACCAATTTTTCAAACTCTTAAAAGGTGACGGCATCTGGAGCGCAATAAAAGCCTCGTGCATTCTCGCCGGTGCGCGAACTCTCTCAGGCGCTTTAGTTCCGTTGGTAGGGGCTGCTCCCACTTCCATCAGTTTTGTTTCTGGCGATTATAACCGCAAAACTGGTCTGATTGGAAATACCTCAACTAAATACCTAAACACCAATCGCGCTGCTGATGCCGACCCCCAAAATAATGCCAGCCTTGCTATATGGGTATCCACTCCAGCAACCGCTAATAATTTGTATTATATGGGAGCGTTGCGAACAACTCCAACTCCGGCTGTATATAACCAGATTGCGACAAATGTTAATTTTGCAATAAGAAATACAGGGGTGGGCGCACCATTAAACAGAACTGGCACAGGCTTGGCGGGCGTTTCAAGGACTGCGAGCAATAGTTCTAATTGGCGATGGGCTGGAGCGACGGGGACCTCTACAAGTGCATCTACTGGAACATACAATGGCAACCTTTTTGTTTACGGCGGAAATGTTAATGGAGCGATTAGTAACCGCTCAAATGGTCGCCTTGCGTTTTACTCCATCGGCGAATCACTCGACCTCGCTCTACTCGACACCCGTGTATCCAGCCTCATGACTGCCCTCACCGCCGCAATACCATGACCCTCGCCGACCTCATCACCCAGCCCGTGAGCTACGAGACCGCAAAAGACCTCGCCTTGGTCTTCTCGCCCGAACTCGCTGCCCAACTCTCCGCCGTCCAATCCGAGCATGGCGACCCGCGCCATGTCGCCAGCCCCGTCGATCTCACGGATGGGCGCAGAATGCTCTGCGCGGATTTACTGACCGAAATCGGCCCCGGCGGCCTCTACTCCGGCGGATTCGCGCATCTCCCCAGCGAGCTTTTCCCGCTCGTCGAAGTCCTCCCCATGTCCGAAGTCCTGCCACTACTCCCGCAACCCGAAGAAATCTAACCCACCAACACCATGCTCGAACAAGTCTCCACCTCCGTAAAGTTCCTCGCCTTCTACACGGCGAGCAAACAAGGCAAAACCGGCCTCACCGTCACAATCGACATCTACAATCCAAGCGGCACGCAGATCGTGACCGCAGGCAGCGCCACCGCCCTCGGCGGCGGGTTGTATAGCTACACGCTCTCGACCGACAATTCCTCGGAGGGCGAATACGCCGCCATCTTCAAAACCACAGACAGCACGGTTGATTCTCAGCACATCCCAAGCCTCTGGGTGCTTGGCCGAGCGGGAGTCGAAAACCTCGACGCCACGACTAGCTCGCGCCTTGCTTCCTCGGGCTACACGGCTCCCGCGAACTCGGACATCTCGGCCATCAAGGCCAAAACCGACAACTTGCCAGCAAGCCCTGCAGCCGTCAGCGACATACCAACCGCCGACATCGCCGCCATCAAGGCCTCCACAGACAATCTCCCCAGCGATCCTGCAGACCAAAGCCTCGTTGAGTCCGCCATTGCTGGCCTCTCGATCCCGACCGTGGTCCAGATCCGAACCGAGATGGATTCCAACAGCACCAAGCTGGCAAACCTCGACGCAACGATCTCGAGCCGCTCAACCCTCACGACCGGCGACCTCCCGAGCGTGCCTAGTGCCGCCTCGGTGGCCTCCGCCGTGCGCACCGAACTGACCGAAATCTCGAACCTCGATGCTTCCGTTTCGAGCCGCCTCGCAGATGCCGACTACACAGCCCCGACCAGCGCCCCGACAGCCGCCGCTGTGGCTTCAGCCGTGCGCGCCGAGCTGACAGAGCTCAGCAATCTCGACGCCTCCGTTTCGAGCCGACTGGCTTCGGCGTCTTACACCGCGCCAGCCAACTCGGACATCTCCGCGATCAAGAGCAAAACCGACAACCTCCCGGCCTCGCCCGCATCGGTCTCCGACATCCCCACCACCGCGCAGATCAGCGCAGCCGTGGAAGGCTCGCTCCTCAACGAAGGCGACGGCCAAGCCGTGCTCAACGCCCTCGTCGGCGCCATCGGCAACCAGAATGTGGACGAAATCGCCCTCGTGGCGGCCATCCGCTCCGACCTCGAGCGCAGCGGCGGAAAACTCGACAGCATCCCCACCGCTGCCGCTCCCAGCGCGGCCTCCGTGGCAAGCGCCGTGTGGAGCGCTAGCACCAAAGAGATCACCGGCGGCGTGGTCGATACCCTCACCAACTCGCCCGATGTCCCGACCGAGGCCGAAATCGCCAGCCAAGTCCGCACCGAGCTTTCGGTGGAACTCGCTCGCCTCGACGCACCGGTCAGCGGCGCGACAGCCCCAAGCGCCGCCACCGTGGCCAGCCAGGTCCGCACGGAGTTGACCGCCGAACTCGCCAAAGTCTCGGCCCTCAACACCGAGCGCCTCGCGAATGTCGCGACGACAGCCATCGTAGGCCACCTCATCAGCCAGGCGAATAGCTAATGAGCACTGAAGTTGTCCGAAACAGACCAGGGGTAAAAATGAGCGTCGGCGAGTTCATCGCCGCGCTCGCCCTGGTGGCAACCGTCTTCTCGGCCTCCCAAGCCTGGTGGATTTTACCCGAAAAAGTGAATCGCGTTGAAATCGAAAACGAAAAGCAGGAGCAGCGACTGCAAAAGATCGAATCCACCGCCGCCGACCGCGCCGAGACATTGGCTCGCATCGATGAGCGCACCAAGCGGATCGAAGCCGCTTTGACACCAACCGTTAGTCGATGAAAGCCATCTTCGCCCACCTCAAGCAGCCCTCCACGATTCGCGGCCTCGCCATCATTTTGGGCCTGCTGGGGATCAACCTCGAACCCGAAGCGGTCAACGCCATCACTGGTCTGACCATCGCCGTCATCGGCGCGGTCGAGGTCTTCCGAAAGGAGAAATGATCAATCCCTCAAAAGTTGCGGCAACCATGGTGATGATTGCCTGCGCTCTCTTGATTTTGGCCTTCCTTACCGGATGCGAAACCCTCGGCGTTTCGCTCGAGACCGACTACGGCCGCTTCACCTACCAACTCCCCGAGCTGCCCAGCCGCACCCTCCGCGACAAATGATCAGCCTCCTCGCCCGCTTCTTCATGCTGCCAAAGCCGCAGGTATCCCCCGCGCCACAGCCAGAGCCGAAGCCCGCGAAGCCATCCAAAACCTCCCCCGCGCCGACCCCCGCGCCGGTCAGTAAATACTACCAGCAGACCAATAAGAAGACGCCCAACATCAGCGCGGGCCGCGTGATCAAGCCAACTCATGTGATCTTGCACCACACCTGCGGAGCCTACGCGGGCAGCGTCTCGTGGTGCTGCGATCCCGTCAGCAAAGTCAGCTACCACTGCATCATCGCGAGGAACGGCAAACGCACCGCCCTCGCCCTGCCGAGCCAGAGAACATGGCACGCCGGGGTCAGCTCGTGGCAAGGCCGCAAAGACGCAAACAGCTTCTCCGTCGGCATGGCATGGGAAGGCGACACCTACCAAACTCCGCTCTCCGAAGACGCCCTCCTCTCCGCCGTGGAATACCTCCTCCCCATCCTCCGCGAGCACCACATACCGCTCGCCAACATTCTCCGCCACGCCGATGTCGCCCCCGGCCGCAAAGACGACTGCTCCCCCGCCGCCCACGCCGCCCTCCTAGCCGCCCTCAATCGGGTGCTTTAATATGGCAAAGAAACCCGCCCCGCCCAAAGACCGCGAGGCCGTCATGCTCCAAGCCCGCGCCCTCCTCGCCGAGCATTTCGCCCACGGCATCTGCGTCGTGTCTTGGGAAGACGAAGGCACGACATACAACATGGATTTCAAATTCGGCAACGACTACGCCGCGAAATCCCTCGCCCGCGAAGCCGAAGACCTGCTCTGGCCTTTCGAAGAGGACGAGGAAGAAGAGGAGGAGGAAGAAGCGTGAGTCTGCGCTGCGAGCAGTATTACGCCCTCCAAAAGACCCGACAATTTTTGCGCGACCTCATGACCACGGACACACGCCCCAAAAAAGGCAGCGAACTCAAAGACCGCGCCTATTCCTGCCTCCGCCATTTCCCGACTCTCGACGAGCACGGGAAGCCACTTTTTAGCCGAGACGACTTCGGCCCTGACGCCCCTCCCAAAATATGAAAGCCTGGAAGAAATGGATGGCCGTCGGGTGCAGCCACGGCGCGGAGATCGATCCCGAGGCCCGCAAGGCCGTGCTCACTTTCAAAGAACGCTGGAAGCCCGACACGACCCTGCACCTCGGCGACTTCATCGATCTATCGGCCTTTCGCGCCGGGGCCGTGCGCGATAGCAACGACTCCGACCACGCCGCCGATGTCACCGGGGATCTCTCCGCAGGCATCGAATTCCTGCACGAGCTCCGGCCGCAGCACATCCTGTGCGGCAACCACGAGGCGCGCCTGTGGAAATTCTCCAAAAGCCCGAACGCGCTCCTCGCCTACGCGGCGAACATGACGATCGCCAAGCTCGAGGACACGGCGAAGACCCTCAAGGCCACCCTCACCCCCTACGGCATCCGTCGCAGCGTCACCCTCGGCGGCACGAAATTCGTCCACGGCTACATGTTCAATGTCTCCTCCATCCGCGACCACGCGGAGACCTATGGGAATGTGGTGCTCGCCCACCTGCACCGAGTCGGCTGGGAGCGCGCCCGCAATCTCGATGGCGCCAGCGGCTACTGCGTGGGCATGCTCGCCAACTTCGACATGGCGTATGCCTCCACCCGCCGGGCGACCCTCGCCTGGTCGCAAGGCTTCGCCTACGGCCATTACAACGACCGCACCTGCACCGTGAACCTATGCGAAAGAAAGCAAGGGAATCCCTGGCTCCTGCCGATCTAAAAAAAGCCTGGCATGCCGTGTTTGAAAACGCGCGCATCACGGATGCCGCCCCTATTCGCGCTGCCGGGTGGAAAACCGTCCGCGAAATCGCCGAGGAGCTCGGCCTCAGCTACTCCGGGGCCTCCCGTATGCTTTCCGGGAAAGCCAGCAAGGGCCTGCTCGACCGCTGCACCCACAAAGTGGACGACGGCAAAGGCACCCCGCGCACGACAACCTTCTACCGCCCCGCAAAAAAATCGGGCAAGGCTTAATCCTCGCCGGTCATGTCGAGATACCAATTGCCGTCGATTTGCTCGAGCGTGCCGCGCATGGAAAGCTTCCGCACTTTGTCCACTTGGTATTTGAAGTCTGTGCCGTAGCGCCGCGCGAAGGCGTCGGCTTTGGCCTTCGGCACGACAACATGGATATAAGATGTCTCATCCTCATCGCGCGACATCGTGTAGGCGCTGAAGATCACCGCGGCTCCGTCATCAGTGACGCGTTGGCGCTGCACAAAAGCCGTGTAGAGGACGATCTTCTGCCCTTCGTATTTCTCCGGATTGTTTAGATAAAACTGCGCATCCCGTGTGGAGTTGGCAGCGGCGAAGCTGGCGGCTAATACCAGCGCGGCGAGAGTGGAAAATAAAAGTTTCATGACTTGGAAATTATTGACCTTTAATTTTTCCAGGGCGATAAGAAACTTTGGAGCGTGGGGCAAGAGGCGCAGGATCGTTTCCTTCCGGGCTGTCCTGCAGTATCGAGCTGTTCCCTCCTCCGAGATCTTGCTCCACCAACCACCGCATGTGGGCGGCTAGGCTGCGGTGTTCGGACTTGGCACGCTTTTTGATTTTCTCCACAAGGCGGGGGTCCGCCCGGAAGCCAACGAATTTTTCTTCTGCGCTCATATCGTTAAAAATTGTTTAACGAGTGCACGCATTCCGCAACTTTTATTTTCTCTCTCGCTGCACCCCGAAAAAATAATTTCGCCCGCAAACCCAGTCCCCATGCGGGTGTCAAGAGAAATCTTTCGTGAAACATGGGGTGAATACCCCGCCAGATAAAATCTTTGATTGCAAAGTGAGCACACTTTGAAAATAAAGTGAGCACACATGAGCGACGAACAAAACGACACGGCCAACCCCTTCATCGGATTCCGCATCCCGGCCGAACTCCACGCCCAAGCCCTCCGGCGGATCGAGGGGACCTACTCCAGCTTTTCCGAATACCTCCGCGACCTCGTGCGCCGCGACACGGCCGCGATGCGGGAGTTTTCGGATGCCAACCCAACCCAACCCTGATCAAAAAATGAGTGAGCAATACGAAACCATCCTTCGATGCCTTGGCTACGTCATCGAATTTATCCAACTCCTCGCCCTGCCGGTCGTGCTGGCGGCGCTTACCAGGAGGTTGGCGAAATGATTAACCACAGAGAACACAGAGAGCACGGAGGGGTTGATCTCAAGGACTGGCGCGAGGGGCTCATGCCCGATCGTCAGGGGATCATCATCGATGGCGAGGATGTGGACCGCTTGGTTTTCGGCTCGGTCGACGATCTGCGGACTCAAATCAAACTTTCGAACATCCAGGGCACTCAGCGGTGTTTAGCCAATCTGCAAGTGGCGCGCCAGATGTGTCTGGACCATGGATACAAAACCAAGGCGAAGATTTTAGAGGCTGCTATCAAAAAACAGGAGGTCGCGAAATGAGCGCGTGGGAGGCTGTTTTGTTGTCGTTCATCGCCTTTGGCTCGATGTGGGCCTGCTACTGCATGGGCCAGCGGAATATGTATGACCGCATCCGCCGGATGCAGGAGCGCCGCCAGCGGTGGGCGGAATGGGAGGATTTCGATGAATAGCCTGGAACTCTCCGAGGACCAAGTCGGCTGCCTGTGCCTGGTCTGCGATGCTTTCGGCCATGCGCGGGTCTCGGAACTCCTGGATCCGGACCTCGGGCCTGTGTGCGCCGAGTGCTACTTCGACCACTGCCAAATCGCGACCGTCGAGCTCCTGTGGCAATGCGCCGCCATTTCCCCCTCCAAACCCTAAACCAACTATGAATCACCATCAAACCGCCACCGAACTCCTCGCCACGGCCACCGCGCTCCTGGCGACCGCCCAAAAGCTCCTCGTGATCCCAAAAGCTCCCCCCACCCGGCCAAAAACTCGCCGGGGCCGTCCCCACCCCAACCCGCTCACGGAGGCGCAAATCGCCGAGGGTTTCGCCAAGATCCGAGCGGAATTGGAGGCCATGCCATGAACCGGCGCGAAGCCAAATCCTCGAAAGAGGAGAAACGCGTGCGCCGCCTCGAGGATAAGGCCCTCGCCCTCCTGCGCCGCGCCGAGGAACTCCGCAAACAAGCGCACGAAATCATTCGGGAGACTCTGAAATAATGATCCGCGAGCCACACTACTACGACGACAT